AGACAGACTGAAGACGGAAGACTGAAGACTGAAGACCAGGGACCGGGGTCACCGACCCCGGCTACAAGGGGCTTCGGTTTCAGCTTTCAGCTTTCCCGATTTCAGCTTTTACTTTCAAGCGTCCTGGTTCAGAGTTTGTTCCTCCGGGGTCAGGCGCTGGCGGGCGAGGCCGGTTCTGGGTTTCCGGCTTCGTCCGCCTCTTTTTCCGATTCCCTGGGCGATTGGCTCAAGCACCTGGTCTGGCTGCTGGGTGCCGTGCTCCTGGTCATCAAGCTGGTCAAGGAGGCCAAGCCCAATCCGCCGAACCATAAACAGTTTTCCCCTATCGATCACCAGCACGCGGACGCGCTGAGCAAAAGCGATAAGGATGCCCTGCGGGAGGAGACCACGCGGGAACTGATGACCATCCGCCAGGAGATGGGCGGCCAGACGGCGAAGCTGGAGCGCTCGCTCGATCATCTGCGCAATACCATATCCACGCAGAATGACCAGATGATGGCCGCGATCAAGGATCTTGACGAAAAGCAGGAGACGCGCATCAACCGTGTGCATGAACGCCTCGACCCCCTGCCGTCAGCCATTGCCGTAAACACCCGCTCTATCGAAACTCATTTGGCCGACCACCGGGCCGGAAAGGCATAAGCACCATGGCTCTCGATATGACCCTTATCACGATTGTCCTGCGCATCCTCAAACGCCTCGAAGGCAACCCCGTGACGGCCGACACGATCGCCGACCTGGTGACGTGCGACATGCGCCACACCGTGCCGGTGGACCGCGTCCGCGATGCGCTGCTCGCCGCCCGCGAGCGCCACCTGGTCAAGAGCGATGAGGATATCTGGGCAGAGGAAACCTGGGAAATCACGCCGGAGGGCAGCCGCGCATGACCGATGACCGCACAGACGCCTGGGGGGCGACCCTCACGGAAGATCAGCGCTGGGAGCTGTACAAAGCGCATTACGCGCATCCCTCCTGGGACGCGGTGTGCGAGTGGGCCGCTCTCGAATACGGCCTCCCCGTGCCCACGCGCAGCGCTTACTACCGCTTCCGGCAGCGGTTGGCGGAGCGGGAGAGCGAACACCGGATCGAGATGGCCATCACGGAGAAGGCGCGGATCGGGCGGGAGATGTCCGAGATCGGCGATCTGAACCCGGCGTTGATCCAGGCCTTCCAGCAGCGCGCCCTGGAATCGGAGCTGCGCGGCGACAGCAACGGCGCGGAGAAATGGCTGACGCTGGCGCTGGATCTGGGCGCTGGCATGGCGAAGAAGGTGGAGCTGGAACTGAAGAAGCAGGCGGAGGCGCGCCAGCGGGAAGCCCTGCAGTTCAATCGCGATAAGTTCGAGTTCGACGCGGTGAAGGCGGCGATCGCCCACGCGGTTGAACTGAAGCTGATTTCCCAGGACAGCAGCATCGGCGAGAAAGAGAAGATCAACCGCGCCCGGGCGCTTCTCTTCAGCGTGCTGCCGGATGACAAAGAGGTGCCGGCATGAGCGGCATCGCCCAGAAAGTCACAAGCATGATCCTGGCGGCGGCAATCCAGTTCCGCGCCTACCAGGTGCCGGTGTTCAAGGATCGTTCCAGCGGCATCAAGATTTTGTTCTGGAGCCGCCAGATCGGCAAGAGCTTCACGATGGCCTGCTGGATCGTGGACCGGATGCTGACGCGGCCGGGCCGGCTGATCACGGTGCTTTCCAACTCCAAGGATAACGGCGCGGAGCTGAACCAGAAGATCCGCGAGATCTGCGAGAAGCTCGGCGAGGTGATCGAGCAGGATGACCTCTCGGTGGACCTGAAGTACGAGAACATGGTCTATGAAAGCCGGATCAAGGTTAGCGGCACGGTCTCCCGCGTCAAGATCCTGGCGGCGAACCCGCGCACGGCGCGCGGCTTCTCGGGCGACCTGATCCTGGACGAGTTCGCCTTCCACGAGAACGGCGCCCGGATCTGGGATGCGGCCGAGCCGATCCTTTCCGGCAATCCCGACTATCTGTGCATCATCGCTTCCACGCCCAACGGCACGCACAACATGTTCTATGAGATGGTGACATCCGGCCTGTATCCGGTGAGCAAGGTGCGCCGGAGCGATGCCTACGCCACGGGCATGAAGGTCTACCATCCGGTCACCCGCGTGCCGATCACACCGGCGGAAGCGCGCGCACTTGCGATCGACAAGAAGGCGTATGACCAGAACTACGAGCTGATCTGGGCGGACGAGGCCAGCGTGCTGCTCTCGCACGACCTGATCGCCGATGCCGAGGACGCCGGGGTCGGCGTAATCTGCGAGCAGGACTGGAGCCCGGAGGCGGTCAAGCTGATCCGCGCCATCCCGCGCAACATGTATGTCGGCGTGGACGTGGGCCGCAAGAAGGATATCACGGTCATCTGCGTCATGGAGAAGATCGGCAGCATGTTCCACGCCCGCGCCATCCTACGCCTTGCCAACATGCGCCTGCCGGACCAGCAGAAGCGGCTTCTGGTGCCGCTGCGCGCCCCCGGCTTCCTCTCCTGCCGTATCGACATGACGGGCATCGGCCTGGGCCTGTGCGAATACACCCAGGACGCCGTCAGCCGCTCCCGCGTCCAGGGCGTCAACTTTTCCCAGTCAGCACCGATGAACCCGCGCCTGAAGGCCAGCGGCCGCAAGGGTGAGACGGTCAAGGTGACCGAGGCCATGGCCACGGAGCTGCTGCAGGTCTACGAGGACAAGTGCATTCGCCACCCGCATGATATGCGCATGCGCGAGGATCTGCGCAAGCCGGAGCGGATCGTCACGCCCCAGGGCCGCGTCTCGATCGCCGCCTCGCGCGACGCGGGCGACCATGCCGACCACTTCTGGGCCTTCGCTTTGGCCGTGTGGGCCGCTGCCGGCAAGCGCGAGTTTCACGGCACCACGCCCGGCAGGCAGAGCCGTAAGAAGCTGGGGCGGCGCGTGCGCGAACGGCTTAACGGGCACTGGCGCAAGCAGCTTGCCGCCCGGATCATCGAGTTCACACCCCCCTTGAGGAGAGCCGCATGAGCACGCAATCGAGAAAAAGCAGTGTCGGGTCCTCCCGCGTGGAGCGGTCCGTGCGCGAGCGGTTCAACCCTCTGCCGATGATATCGCCCTCGATCATCACGTCCTGGCACAGCCGGTTCCGCCAGGGCTGGCTGCGCGAGGCGGCGCTGATGTGGGACGAGATCGAGGACACCGACGACACCTGCAAGGTCACCGCCGCCAAGCGCAAGAAGTCGGTCGCCCGCCACGGCTACAAGTTCGAGACGGTGGACAACTCCCGCCGCGCCCGCCAGCACATGGAGACGCTGAAGTATTTCTACGACAACCTGGTCTCCACCAGCGCGATCGAGCCCGACGAGCGCGGCGGCGTGCCCCTGCTTCTCAGGCAGATGCAGGATTCGGTCGGCAAGCGCTACGCCGTCCATGAGAAGCTGTTCGAGCTGCGCGATGGCCGGCTGACCGCCACGCTCAACTTCTGCCCGCTGTGGTGGTTCGAGCGCACCACCGGCCGCCTGCGCTATCTCCTGGAAGATGGCGACAGCGAGGGCGTGGAGATGGACCGCAAGGATTGGATGATCACTACCGGCGACGGCGTGATGCGGGCCTGCGCGGTGGCGTACATGTTCAAGCATTTCCCGCTCCAGGACTGGCTGGTCTACTCCGAGCGCTTCGGGCACCGTGCCGTCAAGGGCTCGGTGGATGCCGAGCCGGGAGACGCGGCCTGGACCCAGATGGAGGATACGGTCTACAGCCTGGCCGCCGGTGATGGCGTCGTGATCAGCGACGGCAGCGATATCGACACCATCGATTTCGGGTCTGCCGGGGATCTGCCATACGACGCGCTGATCTCCCGCATGGAGCGGGCGATCATGACGCTCTGGCGCGGCGGGGACCTCGCCACGCAGAGCGCTCCGGACAGCGTCGGCAGCAACCTGCAGGATGACGAGGTCGACATCCTGGACAGCGACGACACCGCCAACTGCACCGACGTGCTCAACGAGCAGCTCGACCGGGACGTCATCCGCCTGGTGCATGGCGACGCCACGCCCCTGGCCTTCATCGTGATCAACGCCCCCGTCAAGGATGACCGCAAGATCGAGCTGGAGACCGACAAGGGCCTCGACGATATGGGCTATGAGGAGGAAATCGAGGAACTCCAGCGCCGCTACAGCCGCCCCACGCTCAAGGCCAAGGCGAAGCCTGAGGCCGTCGCTCCCGCAGCCGCCCCGGTGGTGGACGGGGAAGCCTCTGCCGGCAATCCAGCCAAGGCCGTCAAGGCGAAAGCAGGCGAGGATCTGGATGACGCGATCGCCAATGAGCGCCGCCCTGGCTTCTTTGCCCGCCTGTTCCGCCGCTCCGTGGCCAACGAACGCCAGGACGATCTGGACGACGCGCTCGAGGCGCTTGGCGATAAGGCGGCGGAGAGCCTGGCTGCAGCCGCGGCGCAGACGGTCGGCGGCCCCGCTGCAGCAGACCTGACGCCGTTCTACCGGCGCATCGCCGCCGCGATCGAACTCGATGACGACGCCATGGAAGACGAGCTGATCGCGATCTATAACGAGGCTCCGTCCGCGCTGGAGGCCCTGATCGCCAACCCGGCCATCGCGGCCCCGCTGGCGGACCTGTTCGCCACGGCCATCGTCAACGGCGCCGTCGAGGGCGCGAGAATGCAGGAAGGAGCTCAATAATGCTGGTCGTAGGCTGCTATCGTGGAAAGTCGCTGCTCTCGTGGAAGATCAAGCGCGAGACCAATTCGCCGATCTCGCATGTGTCGATCATCCAGTTGCCGGATGATACCTTGAACCCGGCAGACGGTGTTCGGGTGAACGTGCTCTACCGCGCCCTGGAGACCTGCCCGGTATACGAGGCGTGGCGCGAGGGTGTGGTGTGCCGCCGGGGAATCGGCGATGGCCACACGCCGTACACCCCGATCGAGCTGCTGCGGATCGAAAGCAGTGTGCGGGTTCCGGAGGCGGAGATCATCCGGGACCTGGACCGCATTGTCGCGGCTGGCACGAGATACGACTGGATCGGGCTGCTGCGGTACAAGCTGCGGATCAACCGCGACAACCCGGACCGCATGTTCTGCTCGGAGCTGCTGCATCATGTCCTGGGCACTCGCGGAATCTTCCTGGTTCGCCGGGCTGAACCGCACAAGGTATCCCCCGGCGACATCTACCGTTCTGCCCTGCTGCGGGAGCTTTGGACGACCTACACGGAAAAACGCGCTGCAAGGCCCGTAAACGCGTCGGAGGGTGCCGCGCGTCCGAAGACCGCCGTTTCGCGCCGCCCTGCCCTCGTATACCCCTCTGCAACTCTTGCAGGCGCACTTTCGCCGGCTGACACCCTCACCGGCGACGGTTCCGGGCGGTGTCTGCCGGATTTTGACCCCTTCAACCCCCAAAAGGAGCGATTCGCATGAACTTATTCCGCCGCCCCGCAACCGCCATCGCCGTGGCCAATGAATTCTCGCTCGTCGACCGCGCCGCCAGCGGCGAGCTGACTCCCGCCGACTGGGTGTTCGTCAAGTTCGGCGAGTATCCCTGCTCGGCCGGGCTGCAGATCGTCAACGCCAAGACCACCGCCGCGATCGCCAACGAGATCAGCGAGGCCGCCAAGAGCCCGCTTTTCCGCGGCCGGCCGGTCTACATCGGCCACCCGGACCACAAGGCGTTCCGCGACCGCTACAAGGACACCCGCAGCTATGCCCGCGTCTGGCAGGCCACCGTGGATGTCGCCAACGAGCAGGTCGGGTTCCGGATGACCTGGGGAAAGAAAGGCACCGAGATGGTCGCCGATGGCGAGTTCGACACGTTCTCGCCGCACTGGGACGTATCCATCGCCAACGCGAAAGACGGCAATCCGCCGCTGCTCTACCCGACAAAGCTCAAATCTCTGGGCATGACGAACATGCCCAATATCGAGGGCGTGAGCCCCATCGCAAACGAAAACGAGGAGGAGAACATGGACCTGCTGGGACGGCTTGTCGCATTGATCGGCAAGGATAACGTGAAGACTGATGATGACGTGATCGGCTTCGTGCAGAGCGCGATCACCGGGCTGAAGGCGATCTACGACAGTCTTGAGATGCGCTGGAAGGCCGAGGATGCCGCCCGCGCGGTCGCCAACGAGGCCGGCAGCCTGGCTGGCGAGCTGGACGCCCTGCTGGCCGTGTTTGCCGGCAAACTGCAGACATCGGTCGCCAACGAGCAGATCGATGCCACCAACGCCAAGCTCACGGTTGCCAACGAGCAGCTCGACGCGGCGGTCGGCTTCGTGGTGGACGGCGCGCTCAAGAGCGGTCGCATCGCCCCGGCGGACAAGGATGCCTATGCAGGCAAGCTGCGCGGTAACTTTGTCTCGGTGGCCAACGAGCTCGACGCGATCGCGCCGGGCACGGCGATGCACGTCGAGAGCGAGACGGCAGGGCGTGGGGCCCGGCGGCCGGAACTGGGCGACCCGAAGGCGTCGAAACGGGCCTCGGCGATCCGCTCGAAGGCGCTCTCGATCGCCAACGAGCACACGGGCATGTCCTGGCAGCAGTGCTGGGAGCAGGCGGAATCAGCGGTAGGTGAGTAGGTAAACAACGGGCTGCATCGGTTTGCGGCCACAAACGAGGAGGATGGGAAGATGGTTGAACAGACGAATGTGCGCAATGCGGGTCCGGTGCCGGTCACGGCCGGGGCGGACCTGACGGGCAAGGAAGGGCTCTTTGTCGAACTCGGCAACAACGCGGGTACGCCCACGGTGGTGCTGGTGGACAACATGGCAGAGGCCGCGCTGCTGCTGCTGCTCGACGGGGCGGCCAGCGGCCAGACGGTGTACGCCGAGGCCCTGCAGGCCGGCAAGTACTACCGCGGCATCGCCAAGAGCGCGGTCAATCCGGGCGATCGGGTCTGCCTGGCGGATCCCGCGACGGCCGCCGACAAGGGCAAGCTGCGGGCATTGCCGACCGCCGCCGGGACGTACCGCTGCATCGGCATCGCCTTCGAGGCGAAGACCGACGGGCAGTCGATCCAGTTCTTCGCGACGGGGTCGGAGGCGGTCACGGTCTCAGGGTAATTGGTAAACGGGCAGGGCGGGCGGCCTTTGACGCCCGCCCCGGTCCCCTCCGGCCAAAAGGGATGTTCAGGGTACACAACGCTTCATCAACGATTCAAAGAGGAGAGAAAAGAAAATGACTTCAAGATTAGCAGCAATATCGGCCGATCCGCACATCCAGGAGTACGCCCAGGGCGCGTCGCAGCGCGCGACGATGCCTATGGCCGGCTTCCTGGCCCCGACCGTCGAGGTCGCCACCATGATCGGGTGGTTCTCGATCTACGACAAGAACACGCGCTTCCGCGTGCCCAACACGCGCCGCGCCCTGGGCGGCGATGCCACGCAGGTGCGTTCGTCCCGCGACCGCGGCACGTTCAACTGCGAGCCCCACGCGCTCGACTACCCGGTCGACAACCTGGAGCGCATCGAGAGCGAGCAGCTCGGTGACATCTTCCGCGAGGGCGCGGACATCATCGCCGAGCTCGCGGCGCTGGATCACGAGAAATCCGTGATCGACGCGGCCCTGGCCGCTTTGGGTGCGGGCACCGACCAGGCGTTCGGCGCCGATGTCGACCCGATCAGCGTCCTGGACGACGCGATCATGGACGTGGTCAAGGCCGCCAAGTACGGCAGCCTGATGGGGATCGGCATCGCGATGGGTGCCAGCGCCTGGAAGGGGCTGAAGAACCATCCCAAGGTCATGGCCCGGTACGTGGTCGGCAACCGCGGCAAGGGCAACACCACGACGCCCACGGTGGAGATGTTCGGGGAGCTGCTGCTTTCCGAGCCGGACACCCGCGTCTCGCTGATGGTCTACGACGACGCCGGCGATGCGGCCGAGGACGAAGAGGTCAAGTTTGTCCTGGACGACGGCATCATCGTCTTCGCCCGCAAGGAGAACCCGACGCGGTTCGACCCCAGCTTCATGAAGACCTTCCGGCTGCGCGGCCAGTGGATGCGCGCCGGGTCCTACATGAAGCCGGACGGACGCGGCGAGGTGGCGAAGTTCGACTGGTCGAGCGACGTCAAGGTCGTCAACGCCTCTGCCGGCAAACGCATCAACGCCAGCTTCTAAGCTGAAGGCCACCACAACCCGCCCGGTTGCCGGAATAAGCCGGCAACCGGGCACAGGCCACTCCGGGGCCTTATCCGGGGAGAGAGAAAAACGGTTATGAAACGATTCAAGATGCTTCAGATGATGACGGTGATTGCCGCGATCGGGATGCTTGCCGCGATGGCGACCACGCTCCGTGCCGGGGAACCGTACCGCCAGGTGATCACACTGGCGGCGAACACCAACGGCGCCGCGAGCGCGGCGACGACGCTCGCGCTGCCGGAGTACAAGACGGCGATCAAGGTCAGCCACATCCTCTACTCGACAGGGGCGGGCGTGACCAACACGTTCCAGGTCGTGACGGGCACGATCACCAACACGGTCGGCACGAAGGCGACCACGGCCACCGACAAGCTGCAGTCCGTCACCAACGAGCTGTGGGTGTTCAAGGCAAACGACGCGGTCCTGCTGTCCAGTTCCGCAACCAACGCGGCCACCGCGATCCTGGTCGGCGAAGTCCAATAGGGAATGCAACAAGCCCACTGCGGCGAGCGCCGGGCAGGAATGGGCAAAAGTCCAGGCGAGGAAAGCCACCGGCGCGCAACCTTTAACGAAGCACCAAGAACCAGGAACAATCACCATGTGGCGAGAAATGACAGAGGCGGACCTGCTCCAGCGCATCAGCGGCACCGAGCTCGATATCATGCGCGAGGCCTTGCTCGCCGATAACCAGCCCGACCCGGTTGCCGACCAGATCAAGCTGACAACCAACTACGCCCGCGGTTTCATCGTCGCGTGGAAGAAAAACAAACTTGGGGCAGACGGCACGCTGCCGGATAGCCTGATCCTCCCTGCCGCCGATATCTGTATCGTCGATCTCAATACCCGTGCCGGTGGCCTGCTGGTGGACGACTCCAAGGAACGCTCACGAGCCAAGGCTACGGCCATCGCCATGCTGCGCAACGATGTCGCCACCGGCAAATTCACGATCGAGGATCCGGACACCGGTATTTCCTCCCCCAGCAGCGGCGGCAGCACCCTGCTCAAGCACAACACCCCGCGCTTCAACCGCGACAATCTCAAGGGATTCTAACCACAACAAAGGAGCACCAACATGCCGAAACAACAGGACAAGACACCCCTCGACACCAACGCCATCAAGGCAGCCGCCGTCAAGGCCGGCTTCGCCGATGTGCTGGTGCGCACGGATAACGGAGCAACCAGGCTCACCTTCACGGGCTACAATGGCAAGGGCGATATATTCGCCTCCGCTGCCGGCATCCTGAAGGAATCATCCGCCGCCACGGATTACAACATGCGCAGCATCGACACAACGGAAGGCCGCTGCGTCGTCGCCCGCATCGCCCCCGTGGACCAGAACACGCCGGTACCGGCAGAGGCCAAACCTTCAACCTCCGACCTTCAACCTTCAACCCCCGAAAAAGGTTAACCATGCCATCCGCCCTCGAAACGTGCCAGGAAAGCGTAGTCAAGCTGCTGGAGGCCGAGCGGTTCTTCACGCCCGTTCCGATCATGCATGAGCGGCTGAAGGATCTGCGCAACGAGATGCTCGTCACGCTCAAGAGCAAGACCGGCATCCTGATCCTGGTCGGCACCCCCAAGGGCAAGAACATCACGCCGGGCGCACCGTTCGTGACTCTCGAGGTCAGGCTGACCGTCAGCGTCATGGAGAATGTGGCATTCAACCAGGGCGCGAAGGGCACCAAGATAGGCGCGAATGCATTCGGCGAGCAGGTCGCCGCTCACCTGCACAACAAGATTTGGGCGCACGGCAAATGCCTGCCGTGCCTGAACCTCGAAACGGTCGAACGGAATGGCCTGGTGCATTGCCGGGTGGATTTCCAGACGACCGTCGTACTAACAAAAGAATAGGAGAGCACATCATGGGACTGGCAAGAGACGCGATATTCGACGGACCGGGATCAATCGTATTGGGCACGGAGAAGATCTTCGCCCAGGAGAACATCATCAGCACGCCCACGGTCGACCCGTGGCGGCCGATGATCAGCACGCACGGCCAGGGCAAGCCGCGCCGGGCGGACGGCACGGCGCAGACCGTGTTCACGCCAAGCGGCCGGCTGACCGCGGGCCTGCTCGCCGCGATGTATCCGGCCTGGTGCCGAACCGTGGCCATCAACACCGGCATCTACGGTGCGACCAACCTGGTCTGCAAGGTGCATGGCACCGATGGAAAGTGGGTGCAATTCGCCTCCTCGGCCGTCGAGCAGCCCCCGGAGCTGAAGCTCGATCCGCGCGGCACCCTGTTCGGGGATCTGACGATCGGGCATGTCATCGGTTCGGGGCTGGACCGCACCGACGCCGGCTCGCTCTACACCAAGGGCACCACGGCCTATTCCGAGGCGTTTGACGACGCGGATATCATTGCCGTGCCATACTCCTGTGTGCTGACTGGCGGGGCTTCCCCCGTCGAACTCTTCACTGATGCTGCCTGGTCGCTCTCCTGCGAGGTTGAGCTCGAGCCGCGCTACATCAACTCGATCGGCACGGTCAACCGGAAGGTCAAGGGCGTGGTCTGGAAGCTGAAGGCTCCGATCGCCAACCTGGATTACGACGACATCCTGGACTACATGGGTCCTGAAGGCCAGGCGCTTGGCAGCCAGATCGACGGCGGCACCGATTACACGATCACTGTGACCGGCGCAACCGGCGGCATTGTCGCCGTCCTGCACGGCATCAGCGTTGTCGAGGGCAACGGCAAGTGGGGTGCAACCGAACTGCGCCTCGGCGATATCGGCTTCGAGACCACCGGCATGGGCGCCATCTGCGAACTCTCGATCGCGGCCTAACTCCGCGCTTCCTGGCCTGTCCGGGTAACCGGCAGGCCGGGGGCGGCTCTTAACCATCAACCAGGAACCCAGCCATGCAGATCACGATAGACAGCCTTACGCTTTGCCACGGCCATGCCCGCGTCCTCGGTCAGGCCCAGGGCCCGGTCGGCGAGCTGCTCATGGATGCGGCCTGGCCGGTGCAGCCGCGCCGCGGTATCCGCGCCGCCGGAACACGCCCGGTCAACCGCGGCAATGAGTCTGGAACGATCGGTTTCACGGTCGAACTCGAGTTCGCCACGCGGGCGGCCGCAGAAGCCTGGCTTCTGGCTCACAAGGCTGCCCTCGTGCTCCAGGGCACGCTCACGCTTGCCGGCGACAGCTCTAGCCAGGTCTACGAGTACGCCTCGCTGGCAGCATTTAGCCCGCGTCTCATCGGCGTCACCGTTCGCTGCACATACACATTTACAGTTGGCGAGGAGGGAGTAACTGCATGATATCCACCATCAAATACATTTTTTCGGCTATCGTATCCGTCTGCGTCTGGCTGGCCGCGATCGCGTTCTGCTGCTGGGTCTGGTTCACCGTTGCAATGCTCATGCTGGGCGGCTGCAGCGCCTCTGCACAGGACATCTACCAGCCCTTCCGCTGGACGGTCAACACGGCCCGGCCTGCCCTGCAGACGATCGAGATCGACCGGAACGAGACCGTGCCGATCGAGCCGCAGTTTGCCACCTACGACGGCTATGTCTCGCTATCGAACTGCGTCGCCGTCGATCTGCTGTACTGGATTCCCGGATCCAACGACGCCAATCCCTGGATTGTCGGCGGCTCGGTCATGAATCCGGCAGATGGCACCGTGCAGATCATCTGGAGTCCCTC